GCAAGGTCATCGGGAACCAAGGGTTATCGCGCCAGGTAATCTTTTGGACTACCGCATTCGTAGGCGGCGAGACCACAAAGCGCTGGTAAGTGTCATCGGTCTCGAGTTCCGGATTAAAGGTAATCCATATTTCGGAGTTGTCCTTACGAATGGTCGGAATTAGGACATTCCAACTGGATTTAGAAACGGTCTGCGCCTCCTCAACCCAGCAGATGTCTACGCCTTCAAAGGATTTGACATTGGTAATGTTGTTTTTAAGGCCAATAAAGAAGAATTCAGAGCCATTTTTACCCTTAATGCTGGTCTGAGTGACCTCGTAAAAAGATTGCAGACCAAGACTGTCAATCTGGTCTGTCAGTAGCTTGTGTACAGAATCCTTGATGGAGACTTGGAATTCACGGGCGCAGAGTATGCGGATGGGGTCTTTGGCTGCCTTAATTAATAATGCTCTGGCAACTCCCCAAGACTTAGCGCCTCCGCGCCCACCGTACAAAATCTTATATCGTTTGGGCTCAAACAGAAAAGCCAGCTTGATAGGAAATTCTGCTTGGGCAACAACTTGTTGCAGCTGCTCAACAATCGTTTGATCGTCCACTTCAGTCATTGCGCGGGTCTATGTATTCCATGCAGTTCATGTGCCGGCAGTTTGGGCAGCCATACTGAATGACCGGCGAATTAGTCACCTGATCATCAAACAGCAATTTATCCCAAAGGGATATTTTTTGGCAATTAGTACAAAGCCAGCGGGATTGTTTGTTATTGTTCATTGGGCCTCACAAACATGACTTGAATACCAGATAGTAACGGAGTTCCATCGGTGTTCTCAACCTGGTTAGTCTGCACGGCCTTACCATCCAGCCGGTCAATAATCTCTTTGACCGCCCAGGCCTCGCCCATCTCCGCTTGTGTGATCAGTTGACCCACAATCTTTTCAAGACGATGCGGCTCTTGCGTCAGCGCCTTACGGAGCCTGTCGTAAAACATTTTGCCTTTTACAGCATTGCTATTTCCTATCGGTGCGGCCATAGTGATTAACTCAATCAATAAGTTCCAGTAGCATAATAATAAATCGTTTCTTGTTGTTTGTGTTAATCTTATTTGGTAAACTGTTTATTGAGAGGTATTAGATGTCCGGTAATGAAATAGTAAAGTTGGCTAGAGCGGCTGAGATTGGTTTAACTGGTAAGCGGTTCTGTGGGAGTTGTCAAACAATGCAGTCTGCAGCATTAGGTGCTATGAAAGAGGGTAAAAAAGTAAACCGGTGGCAATGTGCTACTTGTAATAAGCGCAAGAGTAGGCGTAAATATCAAAAAAAGGGAGAGGGCGATGCGTAGATGGTTGGGTTGTTTACTGTTTGTACCGATGTTAGCCTCGGCTGCGTCTATAGCAACCATGCCCAATGAGGGCGGAGGAAAGATTGTATTGACGGATGATATATGTAAGGTAGACGGTAAGGTTTACAACAAACTAAACCGAGCCTACAACTACACCACCTCTGGCCACAGTAGTGAGGGCTGCTTTTATGTGGAGGATGAGACCGTTGTGGTTATTTGGAATACTTCTGTTGGGGTCCGCACGATGCGTTATCCCGCAGAAAACTTTACTCTTATCAACAGGAAACAGTCTGGATCGAGGTTTGGGACATGAAAATCATTAAATCTGAGTTTTGGCACATTCTTCAACGGGAAATAGCTGCTAGAAAGGCCAAAAAATGACTACTTTTACGACAGAGGACAGAATATTGGCCGAAAAGGATGGGTCATTGACCGTTAATGTAGAGCCCATTCCATTTGCTGGGTGGATAAATACATCTCCTCCCCATATTGTAGATAGCGGAGCAAGTGTAATGAAAGATGAACCAGTAGCGTACATCAATGTAGAGGAGCGCAAACTAGAGTGGGCAAAGCCTACGACATGGCATACGCCAACCATAGCGAAGATGAATAACATTCCGCTTTACGCTCATCCAGCAAAGACACTAACAGATAAGGAAATAACTGCAATTTGGTATGAACCTACTTTAAGGTATGACCCTGTTGCATTTGCTAAAGCAATACTAAAGAAAGCGAGTGAGAAATGAAAACAAACCATGACGGAACGGTTACTTTAAACGCTTATGACACTTGGATTTCTTGCGCCGCTTGCGGTCAAAGAGTTACAGGCGATTCTATTCATACTTGCTCACCACAATTAAAGACACTAACAGATGAGGAAATAGAACAAATTGGCAAAGAATACGGCATTAAATCTGTTTATCAATTTGCTTATTATGAATTTGCTAGAGCAATACTAAGAAAGGCACAAGAGAAATGAACGACTTATATCTTTATCTATCAAAAGACCAAAGCATTGGCTTTACTACAGAGTTTGAAATGCTTACTGGTGAGCAGCGGCTGGCGGTGCTTAATCGCACGATGGACCTCATCATGGCCAAGACCGGTCAGGTTATCGACTCTTTGGAAGTCCAATAAACATTTCTAGCGGGTCTGGTGTTGGTTTTTTTCCAATAAACTGCATTAGTGGGTCACCAAATATATCGCCAAATTGGGTATATGAAACGGTTTCATCACGGGGGACATCAAGACCATATTGGTTAAAGCGCTCTGGCTTACCTGGTCTCCCGTTTTCATACATGGTTCTCTCGTACTGTTCCGCAAATGGGTAATTAGCCCTTCGCTCCTCCATCGACAGCTTTTCTCTAGTCTGGGTCAGTCTTGACTCGGCCTCACCAGCCAGGCGCTTGTAAGCCTCAACATCCGACATCTTTTCAAATGTTTTTTGCTTTCCCTCTAATTCTCTAAACTTCTGCGCAGACTCATCGGTTTTCTTGATCTGCGTCATGGCCCGTTTTTGGGCGTTTTTAGCATCCCGCAGGTTGTCATAAGGCAGGTTTTGGTATTTAGCGTCTGACGAAACATTGCGGTCTTGGATAAATTGAGCCGCGCCCCTAAACCATTCGTCTCTGGCTGCGCCTGGCTTTTTAGGTTGTGGGCCAGCCTCACGGCGGTAATCATTGCCGTATTTGTACCAGTCTTGCAGACTGTAAATAATCCTTGGCTTTATATTGTCTCGGGTCGCAATATCACCTAGCCGAACCATGTATTCTGATCTAGCAGCTGCGCCGTAATCTTCCCAATTTTTACGGTTAGTAGCAAATGGAACGGCCAATGGCGCTAATTCAGACTTAATCTGGGCGTTTGCAATCAGTTTTGCAGATTCTGGGCTGCCACCGCGCCCAAAGTTTTCGGTCTTTTGGATGGCGTGTTGGATTTCATGCAGCAAAGTTGACCTGGCTGCATTGGCTTGGTCATCCAAGGATTGGCCGGCATGAGTAGCACCGCCAGTTGTTACTAATTTTTTTCCCTCATCAAATGAGCCGCGAATGTCTTGGCGGTTTTCTCTCGCAATCCTTAGATTGTTTACAAGGTTTGGATAAGCCTCCTCTAGGGCATCATGCCTAAATACAGAGGTTAATCTGGCATTTTGCGGCTGCATTATTTGTTCGTACCTTGACGGCAATTTGCTCATGTCTAGAACAGCGCCGGTATCTGGTATCTCTTGGCGCCACTTCTGATCTAAGCCGCGGGCGGTCATGGTTTCGCGCCAAATGTCAGCTGGGCGCGCCCCAGCCTTTTCCATTTCTACAGCTTTTTCGTAATTTGCTTTGTTCCAGGCAGACGATTTAGGGCCAATAAACATTCCCAATGCGTTTGCCGGAGCCCCTCTGCTGGCCGCAAATCCACCACCGGCAACATTCATTCCAACATTTAATGCCTCTTGCGGTGTAATTTCTTCGCCTTGCAGCGCTCGGTATGGGGTTTCTATTGCTTTTACAATGTCAACCAACATCTGTGGCGCAACCCAACTCTTGTAGTTAACGCCTTGGCCTAAAACAGACCCGCGCCCTTCGGACGGTAAGCTGCCAGCTGGACGGGGCAATATAGATAGCCGCTCAACATTTGGGTCGAATATGTCTGACAGCCGAGCCATTATTTTTTCTTCTTTTTGGTTGCAGCCTCACGCTTAACTGAATACGCAATAGCCACGGCCTGCTTGACCGGTTTTCCCGCAGCAATCTCTGCCTTAACATTCTTTTGAAATGCCTTTTTGCCAATGTCTTTAATGAGCGGCATTACTTTTTCTTAGCAGTTTTAGCCGACTCTTTAAATGCTTTAGCAGTTGGCGCGCCCTTGGTGCCTGGGCTGCGCATCTTCTCGGGAGTCTTTCCAGCAGCCTTTTGGCGCTCGATCCTTTCCCTTTTAGCGTGAATATTGCTGTAGAGGCCGGGTTTAGTAGCCATGATTACACACCATGAATTACTGCAAAGTTCATAATAACTGCCTCTGATAAATTGCCAGCGGTGTTGTTATACAAACCAATAACAGCTGATCCAGTAGCTTGACTTGAAACAAACGGCCAATACGCACCGGCGGTACCACCACCAGAAACGCTAACAATGACAACATCGTTTGCGCTAATTTGGCTATTAGTTAAAGTAAATAGCGCAGATGTTCCAGCATCTAATTGCGCAGCATTCATAGTGATACGGCCAATGCTTTTGTTAAGTGTTACGCCCGTTGTTTTACTACTTGCTTGTGTTACTGTGCCAGACGCAGATGCGTTGTAGCCTAATTCGTTACTTGCATAGACAGTTGTGCCTACCACGGTTGACGGTGTAGATGCGCCGATTGGGGAGTTATCTACTGAACCGCCTACGATTTGTTGATCTTCGTAAGCTACACCGATTGATTTTGAATTTGACATGATTAATTCCTTTTAGTTAACAGTTCCAGTTTTTAAGAGATGCTGCTTTTCGGGTAGGCCTACCCTTTTCATCCTTCATTGGCCCAGGCATTCCGCTCATCCGCGCACAAAAAGACTTTTTACGACCTTCGTCAGCTTTTGTTTTAGGGTTTGGAGCAGGTGCTTTAAGGTTTGCATTATTTTTTGCATTGTATTCCGCCCTTCCTTTTGCGGTCATTCCCGCGCCCTTTTCGGCTGGGTTGTAATTCTTACCCTTACCGGTAGTGGTGCGCGCAATCGGTTTGTTAGTGGTTTTGGGCATTATCTGCCTCCACGAAACAAACATCCTTCCAAGACATAACGATGAGCTCCTCGCCATCAATCTCAAAGCGAGGGTAAGACAGGTAATCTTCCATGCCGCCAAATCGAATGCGCTGCCCAATCTCAATAGGATTTGGGATCAATCGACCTTTTTTGTCTCTTTCCCCAGGTCCCACGGCCAATACTTCGCCGATATTAGGCAACTCATCCATGATGACTTCAATCACCTGGCTCTTAACCCGTTCAATGGGTCTTACAACAATTCGGTCACGCAGGGGTCGTATCATTTTTCTTACGCCTTTTAGGTGCCGGTACGGGTATGGATGCCAACTCCTCACAAATCGGCAGCGGCTTTGCATCGACTTTATGCTCACCGCACCACATTCCGGCCTGTTTGGTTACTGACTCAGGGTAGCGCCGGCAATGGCCGAATTGCGTACCTTGAAAAAATAAACAGTTTCCGCAGTTCACTTCTGGTAAATTTCGCCAGAATTGTTGGTGGCCATCTTAGTATCGCGACCCTTCATGGTCATTTTTTCGCCCATTGGCTTATTTTTGCCTTCTTGCATCACGGCGTTTTTGGTCTTTTCTTTACGGCCTGGGTTCTCGTTACAGTCTTTTGGGCAGTCAAATGTGTTCATTTTGGTTTCCTTTTAGGAGAGTTGTTGCAGTTTGTACAGCAAAGAGTTAATTAAATCCAGAATTTCGTCAATAGTATTCTGTAATTCGGAGTCTTTTGGCAAGTGTTTTCTGTTTTGATCCACATACTTTTGTAGTGCTTTAAAGTACCGCACAGGGTCTTTATCAATCTCGAATTCTTCCTCAAATTCGTCTAATGGGCCATATCGACCCATATACGATTCTACCAGCCGGTCTACGAGGTCTGGGACGGCGTTATAGTATTTTGCCAAGGCCTTGTGCTGCGAATAGCTTTTGGTCTGCCAATGCTGCAAATGCGCGCAGGTCGCAGAGTTAAGTAATGCCAGCGAGAATGCTTCGATGTCTTTCATAATTCCTTCAAACAGTACATATTAATGACCTTCGGCCCTGTTATTTTATCTGCCTTTGCGCCTTTTGTGGCAACAATTTTATTTTGTTGATGCACTAATTTCCATAATATCGCTTTTATGGAATGGGGTTTAGCCAGCAACTCTTTAGCAATCTCAGCCTGAGTCATATTGGGTCTTTGCTCAAGCAAGACCAAAATGTCTTGCGCAAGCCGTGGTCGGCGTTTAAGTTTTTTCATAATAAACAGTTCCTATATAACCTTTACTTTTACCATACCGCCCTTTTGCTGGCTAAATTTGTATGTGCAGTTAATGCGTTTATCGTTAATCTTCCAGGCATCGGCCAGACCGTCCTGACCAGCTTTGAATGCTGCAATCATGTTGTCTTGATCTCGCGCCCGGTTGTCTGGCTGGTAAAACTCTATTTCTAAGAAAATAGGGCCTTCTTCCGGTATCGGCTGCGGGTGCTGCATCGCCAAAATACGGACCGCAAACCGGTACTTTTTCTTGGCAGCTGCTTGCGGAGCCCAATGCCCAGAATAATTGGGGCTCAGTTCCTTTGGCGGCCAAGGCAGAGTAAGTCTATCGGAGGAGTTTTTGGATTGTGTCATTGAGTACGCTTAGTTCAGTTTTCTTTAATACATTCCAAATAGACCTGCGGCCATGTATACCGTTGTGGCTGCCTTGGTGACAGTCCTTACAAAGCGGTATGCAGATGTATTGCAGGCCTTGTTCGATGTGGTGGGCATCACTAGGTCCCGCTGCATCACAAACGCCGCAGGATAGCGTTTTAATGGTTGCTAGGTATTTCCGTTGTGCGGCATTCAGCTTGTTGTTCATTACGCAGCTTTGACTGATCCGCGAAATACTGCCGCTTTGAATTCATAGGGATGGGCAAACTGCGACTCCAAAATGCCCATTTCCTTACCTTTAGCCACAATGCCGGGCCATGTTTCGTGCCATTCTTTGCCGTCAACAACACCAGGCAAGGTTACTTTTAACTCATCGGACCAGCGCTCTTGGCGCAACCAAGTTGCGGGGTAACATACGAATTGACCATCATTCTTGCGCCATTGATCCGAGCGCATCTGCTGCCGGATAGATTCCAAGAGTTCTGGCAGCGGTGGGCGGATTGCCTCGGTTTGGGTCCATGCCTTACGCGCATCGCCCTTGGCCACACGGCGGGGATAAAGTTTCCAAAATTCATCAAAGTCTGTCATTTTTTGTCCACCAAAGAATAAGT